CAAGATTTGGTATTTGTAAGATTATTATAAGGTGTCATAATAACATTCTCACCAGACACGGATAATTCCAATGTTGTTGCCCGATAAGGTTTTTCTTCCCCATCAATATCATACCAACTCTTTGAGTATAACATTCCGTCAGGAAGTTCTTCAAATTTAATATGAATATGTGCCCAAAGTGGTGGACTGTTAAATGCTTGCTGTTGGTTAGAATAATTACCAATCAATTTTACTTTGAAATCTTCAATCATAAGGCATCCTCCTCCACAGGAAATAGGTTAGCATACTCTTCATCAGTCAGAGTAAGATACTGAACATCAGCATCTTTATGTTCTTCGGCATACATTAGTTGATAGTGAGCAAAGCTACTTTCAGAAGTGCTGGCGTATTCTAAAAGACCATCAACAAGGCATAGGTAGTTCATTAGAGCACCTCCCAGTGTGCATCAGATTTGTCACCGAAACGATTAGTTCCAGTTCGTGTGCTTACCCAGAAAAAGTATTTGCGGTTTTCTGATGCCAAGAATAACTCACCACCAGTATCCTGCTCTACAATACAGTTAGGATTGCCTTCCATAGTGTTAGCCAATCTATTCTTGGCTTTGCTGGACTTTGGTTTTACTGTTACTTTTCTCATTTTGAATCTCCAGTTTCAGTTTGCGAATACCAGTAATAAAGTAAGCATAATCACGGGACTCGGTAACGATTTTCTCTTCACCACAGACGCCACACTTGCCCATCCAACTGGACGAACAACCGACTGAATAAACACCATAGGTGCTGCCACAGTCCTTACAACTGGTGCCTGCCTGCTCAAGTCGTTTGAGTAGTGCCTTCTTCTCTTTGAGAGTCATAGGGGTGTTTCAGATAAGAGTATTATAAGGCATCAAGACTCTTCGGCGTCTTCTGGTGTGCCAGATTCTAAAGTGTCTTTTATTTTATCCATTACCTCATCCATAGAATATGTTTCTACTTTACCAAGCTCAACGTCTTCTACCATTTGTAGCAGATATTCCAAGAACTCTTTATCATAAACATCATCTTCATTCAATGATGCCCAGAACCAATCTCTACATTCTTCTTCGGGGTCATCTTCTTTCATAAGAGCATAGTTATCATAGTTGGAAGTCATTAGGTCAGACCAAATACGGAAAGTAGAACGAATGCTCTGCCATCCTGTCATCCAGCAATGACCGATCCAATACTCCCACCAGTTTAATTTAGTTTTCATCAGCACTCATCCATTTCAACATAATCAATCTGCTTTTCATCCACCTCCTTCATATAATCCCAGTTCCAAGTGCGGGAAATGAAATCAATATCAAACCCAAACTTATATCCCCAGAACAGAATACCCAGAGCAGTTCCACTACCAGAAGTAATCTGAAGATAGGGCCAAGATGCTTGGTCATTCCAACTTACAGAAACTTGAAGTAAACTTCTACGCTTAACAGTTAAAATTTGGACATACCATTCGTGCCCGAAGTCTTCACGATGCTTGAATTTAAATAGGTTCATTATTAGTATCCTCAAAGTCAAACCATTCGTATATAGAATTCATCGCAGCATCAACCACACAATCAACCACAGCATCTTGATGTGGATTCTCTATATGCTTATGAGCACGGGAATATCCATACCTGACACCCTCTTCCAGTGCCATTTCAAGAACTTTACGGAAGTTGGGTTTCATATCACTTGGAAAGCGACTTAACACCATTCATAACTTCTTGAAAGCGTTCGGCACGACTCTTGTGATGCTCCACATTTTCCTCAAGCACACCAACAATATCGTCCAGGACAACATCCAGAGACGCATCAGTATCAAAGTATTGTTGGATTGCTTCGGCAAGATACCGCCGCCGACTCCATTCCATACTATAGGGTTTGTAGTCCATAATCAGAGTGTATATGCGGGTATTATAAAGGTTTTTTCAGATATTGTCAAGTCTTATTCTTTCTGTCATACTGATGCCATTTGCACCAACCATCGGGTGAAATCTTACCTTTTACCGCAGTACAGGCATTAGGTTCTCTCCACATATTGCAATTAGAACACTTTTCATTGCCCTTTGATTCATCTTGATATTTTGCTCTCGCTTTTGACGCCTTTTCTTCTTCTGATAGAAACTCTTGAAATGATTTCATCAGTCCCTGGTCCTCCAATCGGTTTCGTCATCATCACGCTTAAACCAATCGTGTAGATCATCTGGACTATCAAATCCTCTTCTACCAAATCTTTCGTGACCCAGACCACCAATATCCATTGAGTTCAGGAAGTCATCCATCTCATCCATATCAGGATTTTCTGCTCTCCTTCTTGCCTGTCGGAGCATTGTAGCAGCAGAGCGATTTGCCTTTGCAAGTTTCTCTGCCCAGATCATATCTTCTAAACTTACTTCTTTATGAAGTACAATCTTCTCACAGATTGCTTCCAGTCTCAATCTGTACTGCGTAGAGAGCATATGTATTACCAGATGTAGTGTTATTTATTTTTATATTCGTCCATTAACTCTTTTGCGAGTTTCATATAACGACGCCACATTAAATATTTTACCACAGGATTACGTGGATTGTTTAACAACCACCACTTTTGTTTCTCATAGTTAGACTTTGCTAACTTAAGCACATAATAAAAGGCAGCAGCGATACTATCATCTGTTGCGATAAAGTATGCCGCTACTGCAAATACGATAAACCAAGCGTAATAAGACATCATCTAGGTCTCATAGTTTTATTATTTAATCAGTTAGAGAAACTGATCCAAACTGGAAACCGATGCGCCTTTTGCGGACTTTTGAATGTAGGTTTTGGCGGACTTGTAATTGTTTGCTAGATGAACCTGCTGTCCGTTGTGAATGATGATAAACTTTTTACCAAATGGCACTGCTGCCCACATACCATCTTTAGTGACATAACCTTGTGGATCTGATGGTTTTGGATTTAAGATTCCTGGACGATCTACAAAAGGTTTCTGAAAGTTTTCGCTCATCCGAATACAGTGGTCACACCAATAACTTTAGCACTTGGATTACGTGCTAGAGCAGTCCGCCTGGCATCATCATAATCACGTGCCTCAACAATCTCATCAAAGACTTTGCCAGCGACATAGAGTTGGACTTTGCAGCGCATTAGAGTTTCTCCTGATGTGTAGGTAGTATAGCAGAAAAGTCAGCGCCTGACAATGCTGACGGCAACCTCACCTTGCTTGAAGATGATGTCCACCACATTCTGGACTGCCTTCGCAGTGCCCGTAGATGCCTTGTCAAAGACCGGGCAGACCACCAGACCATAGGATTTAGTGTAGGACGACAGGTCGCCTGCCTGAATGGCGCCAGAGCGGATTCCAGCGGCGTCTTGGGGGTGCAGACGCAGCGTCCGACCAACGGTCTGACCGATGCCCACAACGTCCATAGAGCGCAAGAACACGACCGCTTCCAGAGCAGAAATGTTGATGCCTTCTGCCAGAATGCTGTGATGCAGGACCACAAACTTTTTGGCAGGGTCTTTGCCCCAAGCATTCAGAGTGTCAAAAAATACCTCACGATTGACTTTCTGACCATCAATAAATGCACCGTGCTTGGCAGTAATGTGCAGCACAGAGTAACCTTGCTCGGCAATCTGGTCTGCAAAGTCAGATTCAGACAGCAGAGCAATGATGTGGCGAGTTGCCTTTGCACACACCAGAATCTTATCGACAGGATTGTCCTGAATGATTTGCATCAGATACTCACAGTCCCGTTGAGCAATATCCTCACCCTTGACGGACAGACGCATTGGAGCAGTAATCACTTTGGGAGGAATGATATATCCACCCTGTACCAATTCAGGAGCAGGAACTTTGGCGATGATATTACCGTAGACAGCAACATCATTCATACCAGGTTTGGCAACGGTGGCAGAATACTTGGGAGTTGCAGTAAAGAAGTAGCAACGCTTTGCTTCAGCAGCAAAATGCTCTACAGCAGGAAAGAAGTGACGTTGAACGCTATTGTGTGCCTCATCAAAGTAAATCGTATCCACCTCAATATCTGCCTTTGCAAGTTGCTGCAGAGAATTGTAAGTGGTGAAAATCAGTTTGTGACCTTGAGTTTGCTCATACCAAGTGCGAATCGCATTGGGACGAGTGCTGCTGAAGTGATGAGTCTCACCACTGTGAATGTGCATCACAGAAGCATTAGTGATAAACTCAAGGTATTCAGCAGACAACTGCTCTGCCAGGAGGATGCGCGGCGCCGTCACTACAATAGTCTTGGGGGTGCTAGACTGAAACACACGAATAGCATCAAAAATGCCCACGTTGGTCTTACCACCACCGGTAGGAAACACACAGATACCTTTGAGATGCTGTGCCAGAGCATCCAGAGCAACTTGTTGGTGAGGGCGAAGTTGGTACATCATCTCTCAATTCAATACACATATTATAGCAGCAAAAAAGGGGTCTTGCGACCCCTCTGTGCCAGTTTGTCAAGTGTCTATTCTTCAAGTTTTTTTGTAATATCCTCAAACTTCTTATCCCAACCTTCCTTATCTTCCGTCCATTTGTTTAGTGGACAACTATCCAAGATAATTTTTGCTTTCGCTGGAATGAAGCATCCACATTCTCTACACCTATTCTCATACTTATCATACTTGTCACAAGCTTTACAAATTTCAAGTCTTTCATCAAATACTTTATCAGAGACGATTAACACTTCTCCCTGATTTTTATGAATGTAGTTAATTACATCCCAAGAAAACTTTGCTAGATTTTTACCCTGCTCTAGTAATGAAGGATAATCTTGATTTTCGGACATTTTAATCAATTCAAATTTTAAAAATATTTATTATGGCAGATACAATCCTTTAATTGTTGAGGAATTAATTGTGCCGTCAACAGAATAGTTAGAACCAGAAATTGCTCTTCCAGCAGATCCACCATTTCCACTGTTTGCTGTATTACTTCCATTTGACCCCCAATCTCCACCATTTCCACCAGTTTCCCCCGTCGCACCATCAGTAGA